AATCAAATGAGATACACGTTCTAAATTAATAGATGGTGTATCTGGATGACCTAACTCACCCAAAGCACGTTTAGTATCTACATACTCTTTTACATAACGGTCTACTTCACGTTGTAGAGTATCGATTTTATACATACGGCGATTCTTGTTACCTTGTTCAGCAACTAAGAAAGGTCCTTGTATGTATAATGCTTTTTTTCCGTCTTCCGTTGCTTCTGTTAAATAATTAACATCTTCAACTCTTTCTCTAATTAGTTTCATTTTTAACCTGCGTCTAAATCGGTTGAGAATGTTGCTGCCTTTGATAATTGCAAAATCAAAGTACCAGCTGTACCACTATTAGTTACATAGATATTTGCAGTAGCTGTATTAGCAATTGCAATATCTCCTTGAACTAAAGGTAAATAATTGTTACCAACTAATGATAACACTAGAGTACCAGTATCGTCATTACCTCTATAAACATTCCAGATACCATCAGTAGTTGAAATTACAGTTGCAATTGCAGCTGATGTAATTGTTTCTGTTACTGTATTTGTAGAGAGTTGTGTTAAATTAATACGTGTTGCTGTATTACCAGTTACAGTAATAACAGACTTTGAACGTTTTGAATTTATAATTTCATAGGCCATTTATCGTATTCCCATTGATGTGCGGCGGCGCATAGACATTTTTCGTTTTAATAATGTTCTGCCTAATTTAGCCTTACCTTTTGTTTTCCAATATCTTTTAAGCTTTCTAGCTTTATTAATTCTTTGAATAGCAGGCACACGTTTAACTGTATTACCTGATATTCTATATCCTTTAATTGCTGACTTGCGAACATTCTTTTGAACAATAATTCTACCTTTTTTGTTACGGCGAATTCTTCTACGAATCTTCACAACTCTACCCATCTTAATTCGATTAGGTGTACCAGCCTCATGTAAATCTTCTACATAAGTATTTTCAACTACAATAGGTTTTAATTCTTCTAAAGCACCAGCAGCAATATTATTGAGTTGGTTGAATAATAACTCTTTTGCTTCTGATAGTTTATTCTGTGCAATTAAATCTATCAAATTCATTTAACTTGTTTCCAAGCAAAGTCGGCAGCCTTCTTCATATGGTGATTAGACCTTGCCATCATATCTGAGAATTTCTTTTTATTCTCATTGTTTAATGCTTTATGTACCGTTAACAATGCATGAGCAGTTTGAACATCTATTTTACTTGCCGAACCATCTTTGTGACTAATTGTGCCGTGTTGGTGTGTATCTTTAATTTTTTGTAATTTACCAACAACATCTACAGCTTCATCAATCTGTGTTTCTTCAGCTTGTAACGGTGCATCTACTTCTTCCTTATCTGAATAAGGAATACTAAAATACTTTTTAAGACGGTCATTGTAATACAAAGCAATCTTAGTATCATTAGGATACATACGAATTGCTTTGCGTTTTAATACTAATGTGAAAGGTGGGTCACCTTTAAGTGTTTCGGCTTCAACAATTTCTTCTTCTTTCAAATCATCTTCTCTACCGTATGCTTTATCACCAACTTTAATTCGGTGTGCTTTTACTTTACGGCCAGATGGACCAATCTTATAATCTGAAGTGTCTAACACGCCTTCTTCTAATTCTTCTCTAACAGCTCTACGGGTTTGTTGAAAAATTTGTTTATTATTAGTTACAAGGTCAACCATCTTATTGAATAAGTCTTGCATTAACTGACGGTCTTGTTGGTTGAAAACAGGTCTATCTTCACCCATTTTACTCAAAATTTTATGCAAACGGTTAATCTGAGATTTGTTTGCTAAACCGGCACGAACAAGAGTATCAAACTTCTGATAGTCTTGTTTTTCTTCTTCAGTAAGATTGTGTTTAAATTCTTGTAACGACTTCATATTACTCTGTAGGTTCTTCTGTTGCAGGTTCTTCAGTAGTTTGTGGTTGACCACCAAATAGTGTTGAACCAATTTCTTGTTTCTTTGCATCTAGTGCTTCAAAAGCACGAGCAGACAACAATTCATCTAAAGCCGCTTTAGCTTCTACGTTGTTACCTTGTCCTACTAAATCGATAAAGTTGCGAACTTGTTCCATAATAATCTCCTTATTTCTTATTTATACCAGTAGAAAACTTTTGTACCATTGCATCGAGTTCGGGTGTCATCGACTCCGACCCGCCACTTTCCGATACGTTGTCCTCTGGTGGGTATTGTTCTGCTGATACTTCTTCTTCTGGTTGTTGGATGGGATTTCCTTGGGCGTCAACAGGATCCCGTGGTCCTTCTTCTTCAATTTGTTTCTCCATTTCTTCAATTTCATCTTCAGTCATTCTAAGAACATTCTTCTTAACCCACTCAGCTGAGTAGTAACGACCTACGAATGGGTCAATCATTGTGACCATTTGAATACGCTGTTGCAATAATTCCGCATCACGCAATTCAACAAAGTTATTATCTTTTTTATAATCGTAATAGATACTCTCTTTGAATTCTTCCCATTCATCTCTTGTGCAAATACCTTTAAGAGCTAATTGAATACCGAGGGCATGGTCGAATACTTGTGAGAACTTATTACGTAGTTTTTGAACAAACTTATTAAATTTAAGTTCATCTCTAGTTACTTCAGTTGTGCGTCCTAAACCAACCAGGCCGCCTCCTGCATTTGCTGGATCCATTCTTGAGTATGGCACATTCATTGATTGTAATAACTTCTTTTGGAAGTATTGAACATCAGCCAATTCACCCAAGTTTTGTCCAGCAGGTAATGTTGTAATCTCGGTACCTTTACCACCTTCACGGCGAGGCAACCAAAAATCTTCCAACATTGACATATGTTTACGGTCATCACGCAACTCACCTGTAGCTGCATCATAAACCATTTTGTTTTTATACTTAATCATAATATCACGGAGATATTGTTCTGCCTTACCTTTTGGTAAATTACCTACGTCAATATAAAATATACGGCGTTCAGGTGCTCGTGATAAACGATAAATCACAATCGCATCTTCAATCATTCGTAACTGATTTAAAGGTTTGATTGCTTTGTGTAGATATGAAATGACGAATGTGTTTTTAGCATCCATCAAACCAGAGTTAACATTAATAACTGATTCTGGTGAAATTCTTAAACCTGCATTTGTACCGGCAGTGTAATTTTGTGCAGCTGATGGTCTTTCGTTATAAACATAGTATTCGGCTGTTGATGCAATAATTTCTGCACCTGTTTTGAGGTCTTTGCCTTTTTTGATTTCTCTGACCTTACGAATCTTTCGTGGGTCAATATATCGTAATTCCTGAATACCTTCTTTTGGATTCTTTTCGTTAACTAATACATGATAGTATAAACGACCATCAATATACCATCTACGGAAAATATCATCGGCAAGATTATTGAAGTTCATCATCTTTAAAACATTTTTGAATTCTTCTTCAATTTTCTTTTTAATTGTGTCTGGTTGTTTTAAGTTGTCTAATTTAATATCAACAACAGTACCATCATCATCATGTGTGATTGCCTCGTCAACAATCTCTGTAACGGCTTGGTCACACTCAGGGTGATTTGCCATTTCACGATATCTTGTGATGAGTTCTAATTCGTTGCGAACAGCACCTTCTAGGTCAACATATGTACCGTAGTGTGCGTTCTGTGTGATTGTTACCGCACCATCATCATGTGTGTCGGTTGGAAGTGCGAAAGATGCCTGTTCAGGTTTTTCTTTCTGAACGATGTCTTTGCTACCTAATGTGAAGCCAAATAGTTTAATTGCAGCCACTTATTTTGTCCTTTGTATCATGATAAAAAAGTAAGGGAGAGATTAACTCTCCCTATACTTATACTACGTTATCCTCAACGGATTCCCACCATTGATATGATAGAGTTACAGTAAACTCTTCAATTGTGTCGTTTGAACCCCAATCAACATCGATTGGTGACAAATCAGTTGGGAATACACCGATGAATTTGTATTTCTTCAAACTGTTACCACCTTTGCCATACTGAGTTACACCAGCATCAACAGTATAACCGTTTGGTGTAGAAGCAGCTGGATTGCGGACGTTTGTGCCATGACTATTCATGCCATTCATCCATCTTTCAAAAGCGTTACGAATTACAAAATCTTCGTCATTGATTACAGAAATAGTCCAATCTTGGAATGTTCTGTTGCCTGCAAATTTCAACTCACGACCGAAATATTGCACAGGTACCGTGTTCACTGTTGAACCTGGTAATTGAGCAGTCTTACACATAAAGCTCAATTTTGTTTGTGCGTTTCCTGGTAGTGCGAATGATGGAAACGGCATACTCACCTCAAATAAATTTGGGCGGGCACCATCTCCAGTCATCTGAGAGCGGAATTCGTTTACATTAAATGCCATTTAAGTTTCTCCTATCTCTCTATTTATTAGAACTGTCCAACTACTTCTTCAAAACTTACACCTGTGCGAACTGCCACAAAGTTAAGTTGAATGTAGTTGATTGAACGTGCTGGTTTGATATAGATATCACCAACAAATTCATTACGGTCAATAACTTCAGCAGTATTGTTTGTTGTGTCACAAACTACTCTGAAATCGTAGATACCACGGCGACCTTGCACATCACGCAAGAACGGTTCTACCAAGTTTACAAAAGCTGCACGGGTAAACTCATCATTGTATTCAAACAATGAAGAACGAGATGCACGAGCAATAGCCTTCTCTAAAACAATGAATAGACGGCGAACATTGATGCGGTCAAATGCTGATGGGCGAGCCAACAATGTCTTGTCACCATATAATACTGTGCCTTCACCAGGGAATGTTACAACTGGATTAACACCGTCTTTATACAATGAATCACGGTCGGCCTTAGCAGGATTCCATGAAAGTTTAACTACATTTTTGATTACACCACGATTGAAACCAGCAGGTGAGAACCATGGGTCACGTTGCAAATCTGTGCGAACACATAGACCAGCAATGTCACCGTTCAATGGAACCCAACGGTATGTATCGTTATATTTGTCGTATTGATATTTCCATGCACTGTCCATCACTGCAAATGAAGATGATGTGTGTGATGCACGTGTAGTTGCGATATCAGCAGCTTCTGAACCGGCATTGTCAACAACATCAGTAAATGAAGGTGATAAGAATACCATAACATCTTTGCGTGCTTCAGCAAGAGAAATTAAATAGTTTGGTACTGTTGAACCTGATGTAGGACCAGCAAGTAACAATGAAACATCAACTGATTCAGGATTAGCAAATAGAGCAAATGATGTTGTTAGGTCACCTGTTGTAGGTGCACCAATAGTACCACCACTTAATGTGTAGTTTGCTACTGAAGCAGTAAGAGCAAATGAAGCAGTAGTTGTTGCAGGTGTTCCCCAATTTGTACCAACAGCTGGATGTGAACCCCACCAAATATACTTAGAACGATTATTAACTACATCTTTATAGTAGTTTGTAGAACCGTCTGTATTTTTAGCATCAGAAGCTTTAGATACAAATCCAAATTTTTCTAAAACTGTGTTTGCTGTACCAGAAATAGCACCTGTTGAATCGATAACAACAATGTGCAATTCATCATTAACTGATGACTTTGCAGTTGCCCAATCTGATGTATCTGGTGAATCTGAGAATGAAGATGCATATGCCCAACCGACATATGTGTTTGAATCTACTACTGAAACTTTTATTGAGTTTCCTAAAGTACCTGGATACTTAGCAAAGAATGTATCACTACCAGTACCGTCTGAGTGGTTCTGTTCGTAATCTGTTCTGTTTAATACTGATACTCCAGTACCTGATGTTGTTGCATTTTTAGCACTGGTATTTGCTGAACGAACGGTTTTTAAACTACTTCCGTAAGCCAAGAAATTTGCAGCTGTAAAAAATTGTTGATAGGTATTAGCGTCTGGTTTACCGAATGTTTCTGCTAGTTGGACTTCATTGCTGATGTTGATGATTTCACCAACAGGACCCCAAGCAAAATTACCGGCATAACCACCAGTAGTAGTGCCAACAGCTGGAACAACTGTTGTCAAATCTACTTCGGAGACGTTTACCCCTGGTGATAATTGAAAAGCCATATTATGTTCTCCTTTGAATATTCATTAGAACTTATTTCATCATTTTATTGTCTATTTATGTTTTTACAGATTTGATGGATAATAACCAGGTGGCAACATAGGTTTATCGTCAGATTTATTGGTTGTCCAAACATCTTGTCCATCAGCATATATTTCTTCTTCACTACCATCGATGATGAATCCGAATGGTGTGATATTTTCTTCAATATTTTTAATCTTATCTTGATACATTGCTTCACGAATATTGATATTATTCAAATCTCTAAAATAAGGATTTGTAGATAACCAACTGAATAACACCAAAGGCATAACAAGGTCATCATGATAACCTTCGTCAGCTTGATAACTATCTTTTACCTGAATGAATGTAGATAATTCAGATATGATATCGGGGTCATTGATGATTAATTTTCTCTCTTCCATCAATGATTTGAAAGTGAAACAACCAATACGTTTAACTTTTTTATCGGTCACAACACCATATTGTGCTTTACCACCACCAAAACCACCAGAAACAATCTGTCCTCGTTTACTGTCACGGTTAACAAACAGAATATTCTCATATTCCAATTCATTATACATGATGTGTGCCACTTGTTCTGATGAGTTAATTTCTATCAAAACATAGGCCATATTATAATCATGTGCAACCTTATGTATGACTGTTGGGTAAAGCATAGGTGCAATCTTGTTATCTCTATACTTACCTACAAGTTTATATGGTACTTCAGTAATGTCTATAATAACAAATGCTGAATAGTCACCACCAACACCTTTGGCTGTGTCTGCTATAATACAATATGTGTGTGGTTTAACAACAAGTTTTTCATCATCATCTCGTTGACCTTTAATTGGCCATTCGTATAAGTCCAAACCATCTTTCGAGTATACGGTAGGACAAGTTGACATCCATTCAATGGTGTCTGAGTTAATTAATGTTAAACTTGAACCTAAGAACTTACAAAGAACCTCTTGGTTATACTTTAAATCACCAAGTTGTCTACGCTGTTCTTCTGCCCATTTTTCATCTCTACCTGGAATCTCAGAATATGGAATGAACATAGGCACAAAGTCGTTGTTCTTATTAACCGCATCATTCCAAAACTTCCAAAAGTGGTTGTAACCTAATGGTGTTGATGTGATTAGAATTTTTGTTGTGGTACCAGCAGAAATAACTGGATATACCGCAGTGAAGAAAGCATCAGCAATATTATTTGGAATAATTGCTGCTTCGTCAATATACAACATATTAACAGACTTACCACGAATACCTGATGCGGTAGTTGCAGCTGTAAATACTTTAGAACCATTCTCTAATTCCACATCACCTTTGTTCCAGTTTCGAATACCTTGTTGCATCCAAATAGGAAGATGTTCATACATCAACTGATAACGGGACATAATCTCACGAGCAGTTGAAGATTTGTTGGCTAGAATGGCAACAGATTTAGATTCTTGGAATAATGTGTACCAGAGAATATAGGCAGCAGCTGAAGTTGTTTTACCTTGCTGACGACCTTCCATTAAAATAACCTTACGGTTATCATGTATCAGTTGTATTTTTTTCTTTTGACAATCATATAACTTGAATGGTTGAATACCATGGTCAAGTGTAACAATCATACAATAATTGTCAATAAAATAAATTGGGTCTTCCGAACATTTTGATAACTCAACAATCTGTTCTTCCGTATAATGTAACTCAACACCTGCCTTCTTTAAGTGTGGGTTACCCAAATAACCATAATCACTCATTATATTTACTTAGTAATACTACGAAGCATCCATGCGTGTTTTTGGTGTTGGTCTAACAAGTCTTGTAAGAAGTTACCAATTGCTGGTTCGTTAGCTTGTTCAGCCGCAACAATACCTGCACGAAGATGAACAATGAAACGGTCATTGTCTTGTTTCAGTTGATTCAACATAGCAAGTGCAGATGGAATAGTTTCTGTATCTTCAATGTCTGACAATTCCAAGATTCTAGGTAATGTTGTTGGTGCATAAGAACCTAACATACGAATCTTTTCTGCAATCGTATCAACATTGGCAAATACAGATTCATAAAAATCACCTAAGAAACCATGATATTGTGCAAAATCTGAACCTTCCACATTCCAATGAAATGAATGTGATTTGAAATATAATCCAAAATTGGTACCAAGGATTACTTTTAGTTGTTGAATGAGTTGTTCCATTTACTTTTTTTCCTTAATCATCTTTAATAGTTCTGAAGTATTGCCAACAAAAACGGCTTTATCGATAACAGTTTTACCGGCATCTTTTTTCTCACCAGTTAAATCCATTTTGCGTTTTTGTAACTCCAATAAATCTTTATTTAAATCACCTAATGTTTTAATTAGATTAGCTGCAACTTCATATGCTCTTGGATGTTCTGATTGGTTGGCAACCATTAATAAATTATCCAAAGCTGTGTCGGCTTTTTGAATTAAAGATTTTGTATTTTTTCTTGCCTCTTCAAAATCATTAGTTACCGTAGAATTTGTTTCATCTACAGGAACTATTTCTTTTTTTGGTACTTCTATTAATTCCATCGGTTCAACATCAAAAATCTCAGAGAGATTATCATTCATCTTTTTCATTATAATGTATTAGGCCACTCATCTATTGTTGTTGTATAACCGTAGTCATCATTTGCGTTTGCAGTAACCGGATCCGGTTTAACAATGATTTCAACAGTTTTTAATGGAGTTAAATCCACAGTATCTATGGTATATATTGCACCAGAATAATCGCCAGTTACAATATCATCTTCTTGTAATAAATCAGACAATTCTTCCACTATTAATGTTCCTGTGGCATTATTGGCAAAATATGTAACTTGACCAGTAACATTTCGTTTTGAAACTCTAATTGTTTCACCTGTCGTAAACACACCATTACCGTTTGCTGAATCAACATATACTTTCTGTGATAGACGAGATTGTGATTCTAAGTAAATATTTGTATTGGCTTGTTTAATAATTTTGCCACTTGTATTGACTGGTGGGAAAATATAACCTTTAACAGTAAAATCTAATGTCCAAATAATCATACGAGTTGATAACATATCACCCTCATAATCAATTTCCGGAGAAACATTGTTCAGAATGATGGGCATATCATATTTTTGATCCATACTAGGAATCAAA